GTGTCGGTGTGCTATTAAAAAACCGCCCGCCTTTGGCAGAATTGCATGAAATGCACAATGTTTGCAGATTCCAGTCCTCATCACTTCCACCAAGATTTCTTGGCACTATGTGATCGACTGAATTGCCTTCCATACCGCACGCCTGGCATGTGAAGCCGTCTCGTTGCAGTATGCGTTGCCTAATCTTTCGCCATTGGCTTGTGCTGCCATTGTCCTTCAATGCACTGCTCATCAGTACCAGTTCCTTTGCTGATGAAACGCCCACGCTTTGCACGGTGTTTCGTAACGAATTGTTATGTATCTGATTGTGGCGTCTATCTGTCTGAAAGGGTCAAGGTCACGGTAATGCTTAGACTTCATTTGACCCAAACCGAAATGCGAACCATTCTTTGCACGATACGACCAACGGCTTTCCTTTGTGATGATCTTGTTGAAACACTGGAATTCCTTGTAGTCCAAGATTCTAGAATGTGCATAAAGTTTCAAGTGATCTATTGAATAATTTGCTGATTCAGCTGCTGGAATGCTCATTGTTGAAAGCATTGCCGTAAAGGCAAAGACCTTGCCCATTAGATCGATTCGCCCTCGCGCGCTCACCGCCTCAGCGGCGCGCTTCAAGCGATTAGATCGTACCGCACCTGTCAAGCAAATGAATAACTTACGCATGGTCTTGGGCGTGTCCCACAAGGTTTTTGCACCTGTGTATAACTTCTGTGGATAACTTTTCATTTGGTCACCTGTTCAAATACATGTTTTCCAAGCGCAGGAAGTACGCAATTACGTAACACCTGGCGTTTGTTGGGCAATTTGTAGCCGTCTAAGTTGTAACCGTGCAATGCCTGCAATTGTGGAATCTGCGCAGCTCTTAGGTTGTCCTTTTCAATGTCGGCTTGTGGAATGTCGAAATTAGCCCAGAAGTAATGACGTTGAAGGTCAGCGGTAGGCGGTATGAATGGCGGATAGTACGGCTTGACGTTTTCCACAACCCATTTGCCTGCGAAGTTGTATTGAAGGAACACAATTTCCTGCCATAGTTTCGCGTCCAGGTAGATCGGTTTTACGCCACGATAGCGCACACCAATGTTTTGCCTGAAGCTGCTATGTGACTGGCATGGCGGTGAAGTCCAAATAAAATCAAATTCATGCCCATGGTCAAGCAAGTATTGATGTGCGTCAGCAACAATCACCGTGTCATTTGGAAAATGATCTGCATAAACTTTGGCAATGTCTGCGTCGTACTCAACCGCAGTGATTTGGTGTTCGTCGCCCCACAATTTGCGATTGCCACCAATTCCAGCGTAAAGGTTCAAAATCTTCATTGGTGTCCCCAGCCGTCGCCCTTGAATGAAATGCCAAAGGTTGAGTACCTGCGACTCATGTTTGTCCCGCAGCAGATTGGGCTTCGTTCGTCATGGATTGACTTATCCACCTCAACACGGATTTTGCACACCGTGCATTCAAACTCATAGATTGGCATTTGAAGTCCCTATCTGTGCAACCCCCATGACTTCGCACTTGGTGCATTGAATCACTTCCACACCTTCGGGAAGGTTGTCGGTGATCTTGTGAATTAACTGGGTTGTGACCTTCTTGCATTTGCGACATTCAAATTGAACTTTGTCCATAGTTGGATTTCCTCAAATTCTCAATTGGTTGCAGATTGATTTGCGTGACCCACCAATTCGGTTGTTTGGAATGGCGGTACTTTGGACGCTGGGCGATTGAAATGGGAATCCACCCAGCAATGAAATAGTGCGGTGCTTGACCTGTAACAAGGACTGCAATGTCATTTGGACGATCGTATTCATGAACGATCAATTGCCCGGCAACGTACTTAGTCCAGCGCACTTCGATCTGACTGCCAACGTCAGCTGCTTGTTTGTGCTTGGAAACAAAAGGGTCATAACTTGCGCCTAAGTATTTTGCCACTGTCCATTCAGCCCCCAGGGCTTCGGCGTATTGTGCAATCAACTCATGCAGGTTTTTGTCTTTTGTGTAAGTCGAATCCATGCCTGGGTGCAGAAATGTGTCTGCCTTGTAATGGCTAACTGCTGCTTCATGGCACGTGATTTGCTCTTGACGTGTCAATTGCATTTTCACCGACAGTCACCGCATAACCAGGCAAGTTTTTCGCCAGCCTGTCCGACCTTGTAACCAAATGGGTCAAGTTTAAGCAATTTGGCACACCCGTCGCATTGTTCAACTTTGTATTCGGCAATGACTTCACCGTTTTGCAATAGTTTTGCCGTCATGCTTTGGGGATAGATGATCTCGACCAAATCGCTCATAAGTGCAACCGATCTTCGCAACGCTTGCAAAAGAAAACAACCAGTGAGTCATCACGATCGTATTCGTTGACTTGGGTGAAGTCGTCGCAGTCTGAACAATTCTCAACCCCGCCGTATCCGCTGAAACTATAAATCTTGCCGTCGGGTGATGTGTAAATCTTTCTTAAATCGCTCATACTTGTGGCGCCCACTTTCCTGTTGAAGTCAGGACGTACCAGCGCGGCGTGCATTGCGTTGCTTTTGTGCGCTCGGTGCAGAAATACCCGCCCCAATTCTTTGCTGCGCCTGCTGCTGCTTGTTTCCAAATCATGTGACCGTGGCTGCATTGCGGTGCTTCCTGGACTAATTCACCGCCCAATTGCTTGGCAATTTCATCCATTGATGAACCCAATGAAGGAATGCCTGACTGTTCGGCTTCAGCTGCGGTCTTATAACTTGGAACGTCACCGTGTTTGGTCGTCCAATAGTCATAATCTTTTTCGGCGTTTGCTATCTTGGCAGGCGTTTGGTCGATCTGTTCCATGACTTCCCGAACCGTACGTTCAGCCCCACCCATGACCAATTGCTGCACGCGCATGATTGCTGAAGTCGTAGTGTCCTCAACGAACCAACGACGCATGTTGGGCTGATACGCGCCAACGTAGCCGTAGGCATAATCAATGCCTGCTGGTTGTTCGTCGGCTTGCTTACGAAAGGCTTTGGCTTCGACTAAGACGTAACCCTTTTCAGCATTGAATTCGACAATGCGGGTTTCAATGCGACCTGTTGGGTATGTTGCCAACCAGCGTTCTAGGCGTTCACGGCTTGCTTCGTAGTTGTCTAGGAATCCCATTATTTAACCGCCTTATTTGCCATGTGGCGAACCATTGCCTTACGGCGTGCCATGCCTTCGCGCTTGCCTTCCTTAAAGCCTTTGGCATAGCCAGCAGCGGCTGAAATCACCATAAGAATGATGACAAGCGATAAACGACCCAGCGTTTGCGGGTCTAGTAGATCAAGTACCATTTTGAATTCTCCCGATTCTTGGCGGTAGGGCTACCACCTGAACTCAGGGTGACGCATGATCGGCGCGCGGTCAAGAACCTTGCGTGTTTGTCGGCGTGTCTCCAGGCTTTGGCTTCGATTTCAGTCCATTGCCAGCAAGTACGCCGCCCAATGAACCAGTCAAGAAAATCGCCAGGGTTTTCAATAGATCAATGAAGGCTGCGTCGTTGGGTGCTTGCGCGCTGACTGGTTGCGTGACGAAAATGAGTGCGTAGGTTATGCCGACGGTCACGACCAAAAACACGGCTGCAAGTGTTGAACCAATGATCAAGATCAGTTGCGCGTGGACTTCTTCGGGTGACTTACGGCGTGCGGGTTTGTTTCGATTCAATTCCAAGTAAGTCGTCAGTGCATGTTCCAGTCGGGACGCATTGCGGTTTTTGGCAATGCGCTTTTGACCAGTTGTCGAATTCTTGGCATTCATAACGTGTCCACCCCTGATACCCGCAAGCGGACTGGGTTAGTGCAAGTGCCCAAACCAACCCAGCCGCTGCGAATCGTCGGTTCACTTCCCCGTAGAACCGAAGGCTTTGTCGTTTGGGTTAAGCCAGCGTAAAATCACTGGTGCAACGGCTGCAACGCCGCCCATTGCTAAAGTTTTTGGGTCAGTAACGCCCGCCATGTATAGGGCAAGTGCTGCCGCCATAAATGAACGCGCCCACGACGCTGCTATTGCTTTGGCTTCGACCATTTTTTTGCCTCTTTCTTCGGCTTCGCTACCGTTGTAGGTATTTCGATCTTTGGAAATTCGCCCTTATACGGCACGAACTTTGGAATGCCGAAACCGACAATTTCCTTGCCCTCACCGTATGAACGAACCTTCACCATTACCATGCCGCCATTGCGCTGGTCGCCTGTCCCGCTGGTGTTTCCTTCGATCGTCAAACATGTCTTTGTATCAATCAATCCAACCACAATTCCAATGTGTGAAATACGATCAACGCCGTCATGTGGAAAGTCCATGAAAGCCAAATAACCCAATTGTGGCATACCTGACCAGCGTTGAATTTCTTTGAATTTGTGTGCGCCTTGTGCAGTGCCAACAACTGAATGAATCTTGACGCCCGCCTCGTTGGCACACCAATTGACAAAACTGCCACACCAGGGCAAACCGTCTGCCTTTGTGAATTTGCCGTATTTTGTCAGGTTGTCGCCTTCTTCGATCGTGCCGACTTCAGCTGCGGCAACTTCGATCAACCTGGCATTTGTGCCTTGTGGGTAAATGCTCACAAGCCCAAAGCCTTCAAATCGTCAGTTGTTAAACCCAACGCAGTAAGTTTTGACTGCGCGGCTTGCTTGGCTGCAACTGCTGCCGCATCTTGTTCGGCTTTCCAGGCGTCAAACTGTGCAAAACCGTCTGTGTATTGCTTCTTTGTAATTGGTTCGCAGTCAATGAATTCAATGCCTTCAAATTCCGTGCCTGTTTGAACATAGCCGCCATTGGGAATCAACATTCCCAAAACCTGAAATGATGTAGCCATTTATGCACCTATTTCTAAAAGTGTGATTGTTGATGGAACATTATCTAACTGAAAATTCGCCGTTCCGCCGTTAGCGGTATAAACAGGCGCAGCCTGAATTTTGTATGTTGTCGCTGATGTCGTTGCTGGAGAATCCAAATAAGTGATTCCATGAAGGTCGCCAAGAGATACGCCACTTCCTGTTGTACTAACTCCACCAAAATAACCGCTTTTATAATCCGCAATAGTTGTTGCACCGCGTAACAATCTGCCATTGGCTAGCTGAATTCCAGCCCCACGATCAAGCCACTGGTTCACGCTTGCAATGATCAAAATTTTTGATGTTGATAATGTTGGTGTGATTGTTGCGGTTATAGTCGTGTCAGTTAATGTCGTGGTTGCAATGCTTGTTGGCGTTGTTGTGACTGCTGAAACGACCTGCAAAAGTTTGCCGCCGCCTGCGGGCGCAGCCCATGTTGGAACACCGCCTGCAACGGTCAGCACGTTTCCAGTGCTTCCAATGGCTAAACGCGTGTTTGTGTTGGCAGTTGCTGACGAATAAGCAAGATCGCCAAGCGTCGTGCCTGGTTGCAATGCCTTCAGTCGTGTGTCTACGCCTTGCAATGCCACGTCAAAATCGGCTGGTAAGTCCGTGACCAGGTCACTTGACGTTGGAAGCACAAAACCATAGTTGGTTGTTGGATTTGCCATTTGTTCCCCTTTTCTACGCCACTATTGTGGCATTTGCCCAGTCTAAAGTCGGCGACACGCTTGACCATGTTTCGGTGATCGGTACGTCGTTCCAGCGCATTGCCTGCAATGAATACGCCAATGGCGATAACAATAAAGTCACTGAAAGTTGGTTGTATGACGCCTGGAATGACCAGCCCTCGACAAAGCCCTGAAACGTACCCGACGACATGTTCAACGGCAGATTGTTTAACGCGATTGCTTCGCCCATAAAAATGCTGATTAAGTTATCGCGATCGTTATTGTCCAATTCAGGGTTGGTTAGATCGAAAGTAATTTGGCTAAAAATTGGCTTAGGTTGGGCGCGCAGTGACAAATAGAAATTTGCTTGCGCCGTCGCGTCAGCTGCATTGTGCAACGTCGTGGTAATTATTTGAGCAAGCGTTCCATAAAGTGCAATTGAATCGGGGTCAGTTGCAGATCGTTCGCTGCTGCTGGTGGCGCCGTATTTGATAGTCAAGGAATTTCGAACGTCGCCCACGCGGGTTTCAATGCGAAGTCCAGCAGCACGGGCGTGGTTGGCGTCAAGATCGACGTAGCCATTTGCTGCAAGGTAATTGGTTCGGTGAGTCGAATCAGCATAGCCAATTTGCCCCGTTGGGGATTCGTAGAGGTATCCGAGTCCTGACGTCGCCAATGCAGAAACCAACGAATAAACGTCGGTTCGATCTGACGAACGCGCCGCCAATTCATAATTGCCTGGGCGGTCAATTTCACCCAAACCATTGTTTTCGGCATTTGCCCAAGTTGTCCCTGCTGGGGTGTACGTGCCCCAAGTAACCGAGCCAGGTACTTGCGCCCAGGTATTGAAAAGAACGTCGCTCAAAATGTCATAAATTTGATCGCCGTCAAATTCTTTTGAAAGCACGCCGTTGGTTAGTGCCTTTGGCAAACGTGCCAATGCACCCAATGCCGTGATCGAATAGGTCTGCGTGAACATGGTTGAACCCACGTCGCGGACTTCAAGCCCAATGTCTACGACGTTGCCACCAAAAATTGAAACAAAAGTGTTTGACGTATTTTTAACTTGAACCGAAATTGTCGAATTGATGGAAACGGGAATTGCGGTCTGATTGACGTCTAGCAGTTGAAGATTGACATAACCCGCTTGCGCCTGCTCATAAATGTTTGTCCGCCCGCTGCGAATAGTCAAATTTGCCAACACGGCATTGGTGTATTCCGTGCCGTCTATTGTGACTTTCCAAACGGGTGACCACTGTGTCATGCGATTTGCAGGTTAGTTGCGCCACCTGTGCCGCGATAGTAGGAATTGTTCAAAGTGTCCACAATGGTGCGTGCAGTGCCTTCACGGTCAATTGCGCCTGTCACGGTTAGATTGATCGTTGTCATTGAAGCGGCTTCACCCGCTCTGACACTGCCAGGATTAAAAGAACCAGAAACCACGTTTGAAGTTGAAGCCGTCACCGCAGCTGCTGCATTTTGTGCGACGGTAACACCTGACAAATTGGTTGAACCAATTTTGGCGTTTGCTAAGGCGGCAGCCAATTGCGCTCTTTCTGCTGGGCTTTGAACATACGTTTGTGTTGAAAATGATTGACCATTTGGCATTGTGCCTGAAAAACCACCAACGCCGCCAACGCCCAGTCCGTCGGTTGAAACGTCGCCCTGACGCGCCAAAGCGTTAGCGCCTGCTAAAACACCAGCAGCAAGGGCAACCGCGCCTACGCCGAGCAAAGGATTCAGGGCAAAAGCGGAAGCAACACCAGCAACAATTGCCGAAGCCTTTAATGCATTGTAAGCCTTGATCAAACCTGTGATTACAAGAATTGTTGCTTGAACCGCTGCAGTAATTTTGGAAACGACAAATACTGTTGCAATGATTCCAGCCACAATTTTTAATTCGTCCTTCAGACTGATTACTGTTTTGATTACCTTCTTGACTTGCTCACCGAATTTGAATGCCCCAGTGGTTGCGTTTTCGCTGGCTTCCGTAAGGCTTCCCTTACCTGTAAGACCATTGATAAATGATTCAAGGTTTGGCACAACCGTATTCAAAACATAATCTGAAAGTTGCTCAACCACCGGCAATAGGGCTGCACCAATTGATTCTTTTGCTTCGTCGGTTGCAATTCTAATTCGCTCAAATTTGACTGCTGCGGTTTCGGCTGCGCCTTCTGCAAATCTTCCGTAAGTTGTTTCAAGGGATTTGATGATCGCTTCATTGTCTTTTGATTTCAAAAGGTTTGCGTCAAGTCCTAAACCTAATTTGTTTAGCGCAGTCGTATTTCCGTCGTATGCCTTACCTAAGGCGTTTGCCACTGTTTCGACTGGCTTACCAGCCGCCACACTAAGATCAAGTGCAAGGTTCAGCAGGCGTTGGGCTTCTTCGGTATCTTGCGTGCTTCGAACTAAACGGCTGAAGGCTGGACGCAATTGCTCGTCTGTCACGCCAACGGCAATTGAGGTTTTGGTTATGTAATCTTCGACGCCTCTAATTTGTGCAGCGGTTGCGTTGGTTGTTGCCCTGATTGTTTCGGCTAAAACTTCCTGTGCTTTTGCGTCCTCAGCTGCTGCCTTTACCGCGTCAGCACCAAACTTCAATGCGGCTGCGCCTGCCAAAGCAAATGCCAATGCAGCCTTTTTGCCAAATTCTGTTGCCTTGTCACCAAATGATTGGGTTTCCTTGCTGGCAGTATTTAAGCCAGCGACCAGGTCTTTTGTTTCAGCAAGTATCGATAATTTGAGGGTGCGACTGCCAGCCATTAGTCGTACTTCCTAACTATTTGCGAGAAGGATTCTTCCCATTGTTTGATGATTTCAGGTTGGGCTGATCGTAGCGTTGGATAGATAAACCAACCGCGTGACCCGCGACCTTCACGACCTGACCAAACGGGGAATTGCTTATAGCGATTTGAACCAAATTCCGAACCGCCCCAAAGTTGTTGAGTCGTGCCACCGCCGCTTAATCTTTGACCAGCAAAACCAAATGAAATTTCGCCAATTTTTGACGACTTTGAAACACGCGAACCTTCAGCAACTTTGTTGTCCAGGCGATTGCGCGTGACATTATTTGCTGCGGCAACAATCTTGCCACGAACAAAATCTGCCAGTGCGCTTGATGTTTGTTTTGCCTGGGAAATGGCTTCGTCGTCCATTGCCTTGAACGCACGGGTTATGGAACGCAATTCGGCTTTGTCATAGGTGATTGCTTCACTTGCCATTGCCGCGCCTTTCCATTATCTCGATCACGGTCAGAATGTCTTCGGCTGATTCAAATTCGCTTGGTGGTAGCCCTGTTGCCAGGGCTACTTCCCAAACTATTCTGCTGAGACTTCCGACTGGATAACTTTTGGGTTTGCTTCACCGACAACCACGTCCGCAATGGTTTCAGTCCAAACCTCAATTGGCTTGACTGGCTTACCAGCTGCTTCACGCTTCATTGCATGATAGGCAAGAAATACGAGATCAGAGATTCCCATTCTTTCCTGAGCCTGTGCAATGGTGTTGCCTGTGTGCTTTTCCCACTTCACCCATTCAGGCGGTGCAGCAACAAATGTTGCCTGATCGCCATTGTTGTATTCGATTGTGATTGGTAGTTTCATTTTGTCTCCCGATTAGTAGTTTTTAACTGAATGTTTCAGTAGGTGTTCCCACTACCGTAAATGATAGTGAAACTGTCTGTGCGTCGGGTGCTGACCCGCCCACGCTTGGGAATACCGGCAAAACGTTAAAGGCAAAAACTGCGCCCGTTGCAGCAGTCAGTGACGCAGCCAATGTTGTGTTTGGTGCGGTTTCGCATGCAGTCCAAAGTGCCTCGCACAATGAACCTGACGCGCCCCAGTCTGCAAGCATTTCAACTTCAAAGCCCCATTGATCGTCAATGTGCTTGTAAGCCTTGCCGTCTAGTGTCTGATAAGTCTCGATTGTTGGGTCGTTGGCTAGTGTCGCACTGGTCGCCTGTGCGTCATAATTTGTTGTCGCAATCGTCAAGACGAGATCGCGACCTGTGATGATTGTCGTTGGCATGATTCTCCTAGGTTGTTTGTGTGTAGTAAGTCGAAACGTTTATGTCAGCAACCAGCATTGGAGATTGTCCTACTTCCAACACCGTCGGCTTTTCAATTACGCCTACGACGTATCCTGCTGGCATTGCAGCAAGAATTCCCATGATGAGTTTTTCCAGATTGTCTAATGAACCAGCATTGCTATTTGAAGCAACGACGGCGGTGATTGCAAAATTCAGTTTGACCTGCGTCTTGGCTTTGCCAATTAAAACAACTTCCATGTAAGGCGAATCGGGCACGACCACAATTGCAGGCGGGATTGGCGCTTCAGGCACGCTTGGGTAAATGTTTGCCGCTAATGATGAAAACGCATTGGCTAAGGCTGCGCGGGTTTCGGCAATTGAATTGGCGGGCATTACTGCACCACGGTTTCAACGTCCAGGTACGGCATTAGTAAAGTCGAAACGCGGTTGGTCAGGCTTCGACCCATTCGGTACGGCGTTGAAGCAAAGTCCACGCCTTCGATCTGTCCACCTGCTGCCACGCGTGATTGAAAAACTTCGACGCTGACTGCCAGGATTGCCGATTCAATTGGCGCATTGTTGGCATAAATGTCAGCTGCTGAATAGCCTGAAAGCGTCGCGCTGCCCATTGGAATGATGTCACGCAATGTCACGTCCGCGCCTGTGCGCGCTGCGGTGAAATGGTATTCCTTAACGTCCACGACGGTGACTGTTGCTGAAAACGGTGAAGGCAAGCCCGCAACAATGACTGATTGCCCTGCCACGAAATAATGTGGGCGTTGCGTGTAATAGGTCGCAACGTTTGATTCAAGTTTGTACGCATTGACTGCCGAAGTGTTCGCAACCAACATTGGCAAGATGACTGCTTCAGCGGTGTTGATGATTTCGTCAAGATAACTGTCTGAATAAAGGGAAACGGACACGCCAAGCACCGTGCGCAATTGACTTGCAGTGACAATACTTGGCATGTCCGTTCCTTTCGATCTGCTGCGGCGAGATCGGGAGAACCCGCCGCATGATTAGTTTGTTGGAATTACTGCTTGTTATTCTTGAATGCGCCTGCTGCGATCTTTGTCGCAACTGCACCGAATGAATAAACACCAACGGTAATTGAGCCGTCAGCAGTTGATTCCGCACGTAGTTGGTATGAAGTTCCTTCGTACCATGTGTATGCGTCTGGGTTCACAACTAGCAGTGTGCCGTCTCCGTCGCCTGCGTTTGTTGGGTCTACGTATAGGTTCAAGCCAGCTACGTTTCCAGTCAATGATGTTGGCAGTGCTGAACCTGGCTGGTTGCTTGGGTTTGTCACTGCTGAATAAATTGGGCGACCTGCGTCGTTCAATGTCATTAGGTTTGCCCACTGACCTGTTGAAGCGATCAAGTTGCGTGCAAATGGATTTGCAAGTCCAGCAGTTGCGCCATAAACGCTTGCTGCACCGCGTGAAATGATACCTAGCAACTCAGTTGCAGTTGGGTATGTTGTTGTCGTTGTTCCGTCAGCAGTTGCGCCAGCGATTAACTGTGCATTGACGTATGCGTTTTGTGCCTTAGCCATGGCTGCGACCATGTTACGAAGTAACTCGTCATAAAAGAGAGGCGAAGTTCTAGTCAGCAACTCAACACTAAATTTTTGTTGCCCTGCGAATTTCTTAACGTCCACTGACAAGAAGGCTGCATTCTGATCTGTGTCAGAAAAAATTGCGTCTTCAGCTGCGATTGCAACTGTTGGCGCAGCAGTAATTTTCGGAATTTCAAAAGTCATTCCCGCGTCAGGCAATGCACCGCGAGAGATCGCGTCAATGCTTGGGCGGATTGTTGTTGATAATCCGTTGATTACCTCAGTTAATTGGCGCACTGGCACGAGACCAGCGTTATCTGTTGTGTTGTCAGCTGCTAGAACGTACTGACGTGCTGATTCATCACCTGTTGCAGCAAGAACCTTGTTTTCTAGGTACTTTGCAGCGGTGATTTCAATGCGTGGTGTTGCTTTCCAGCCACCCACGTTGTTTGACTGTGCAGTCACTGACTTTGCGGCTTCGACCGTCTCAACGGCTTCCGCTTGTGCGACGGTGTTGTCCACTTCGTCTCCTTCTGTTGTTGTTGTTTCTTCAGGCTCAATTGTTGAGTCTGAAACTTCATTTTCTTCAGCAGTTGTTGCGGCGACTGATTCGACGCGGGCTGATCGGATTGCAGGCTCTGACGTTAATGCGACCCCAGTCAATTCACCTGCAAGAATTCTGACTGTGCCGTCTTTAAGTGTCTCGTATTCATCAAATGAAACTTCAACGCTAAATCCGTCGCGCAAACCTTCCTGGGCTTCGACAAGTGCGTCATTGCCAGCGGTTGTTTCTGCAATCTTGAATGTCGCGTCGATTCCTTCAGCGGTTGATTCAATTGAAAGTGTTTTACCGATTCGGCGGGTACGGTCGTGTTCAAGGTTAAGCAAAACCGCAGTTGGTTCGATTGAACCCGCAGCAAATTGCACCTTGCCGATTGAAGCGTTGCCCGTTTCTTCAAACGTGACAATACGTCCTGAGATCGTGCGACTGTTTGAATCAGCTGCGGTGATCTGCATTGGTGTGATTACTTTTTTGCTCATAGCAGCATGTCTTCTTCCTCGCGTATTTCGTCGATCGACATTGCGCCGATTCGATTCAAGATTTCATAAACCTGGGCACGCTCGTATGGATTGCCGCGCAGGAAGTCGTCAAGATCAAACATGACTTTGTTACCTGCTGGCGTAAAGTCCGGGAATGATAGACGTTGCTCAATGATTGACATGTAATTGCGGAATGCAAAATCGACCAGGTCGCGACGCTTATCAAGTGCATTTGAATAAGTAAATGACGACTGTTGTGAATCTGTAAAGTATGCAGGCAAACCACACGCACGTGACAATTCAAGTGCAACATAATTGCGTGCTTCATTCAGCTGCAAATTCTTTGGGTCGTAACCAATTGTTTCAAGCGTTACGTCAGCATTCAAAAATGCAGTTGATCGATTAGCACGCGCGGTGCGCCATGATGTCAGCAATTTTGAAATGCGATCGGCTGGCAATGATGTGCCATTTGATTTCAAAACCATTTGCGGAATTGGCTCGTTAGCAAAATTCATTGCAGCGCGTTCAAGTGACGCAGCAGCCTTAATTGTGCGACCTGCACGGCTGAGCAATCCTTCTTGCGTGCCATTGAAAACAACTAAATTTGCTGGGTCTACATAAGCACCGTCAATTGCATAAGACGCAATTTCGTAACCCATGCCGTTTGTTGTAATTGTTACGCGTTCAGGTGCAATGCGTTCCATTGCGCGAATCTTGCCCGTGTCTGCATAGCGTTCCATGACATAGGCATAAGCGGTTGGAAAGAAAAACAAATCTGAAATGATCCATGACCAGAATGTGGTTCCTGGAATACGTGGGTCAGGTTGATTGATAACGCGTGGCTGCGAAACCTTTTCGCCTGTTGCTTCGTTGCGTGTGTGCATTGGCAGTGACGCAATTGTTTGAATGATTCCAAGTGCGCGCGCGCATGTTGGCACGCTCATTGCTTCGGCACGTGACGCGGTTACTATCCCGCCGAAAAGGAAAAGGTTTCCAATTTCACTGTAATACGGCGCGATAGCAGCTGCGTCCACGTTTGCGGCTTCGACTGGAACGGCAGCCTCAACCTTTGGCGTGAAT